ATTAATTTTTACTTTAACTGATGGTTTTAAGAATCTTGATTCTTTAACTAAGTCTAAAGTAAGAAAGGAAGTTAAGAAAGGACTTAGAGAATTAGAGCACACTCTCAACAATACCTCAAGAACTAGTGATGGTAATTTGAAATTTGTGAGTGGTGTAGCCGATGACCCAGAGTCCTTTATAGGGAAATGGGATGTTGATATTTAAAATTCACAAGTTCAATTAATAATTAATCTAAACAATTTATGGCTGGAAAGTTAAATAAATTTCAGATGGTTGGCTTCCAACATTGGAAGGGCCTGACCAAAGAGAATCACCTTGGTTCTATCTTTCAGTTAGCTCCTCAGAAGGCCACCAATCTTATGGTACAACTTCTTGCTTTCTATAGAGGCAAGACTCTTGATACCTTCCTGAGTCAATTCCCCACTAAGGAATTTGACAATGACAATGAGTACACATGGGATGTTGTTGCTTCTTCTAGGAGAAACATTCCTCTTGTTGAGGCTAGAGACCTGAGTGGTGCAACTATTTCTAGTGGTGTTGCTGGTGCTAACACTGAGCCGTTCTATGTAGTATTTGGTGAGGATTGGTTTGCTGACGGTGAGGTTATCGTTGGTGAAAAGAATGAGGTTTATCCTCTTAGAATCCTTGGTGACCCCAGAATGGAGGGTACCAATGCTGTCTACAAGGTAGAGCTTATGGGTGGCAATACTACCGGTATGCCTGCTGAAGAGCTTGTTGCTGGTAAGAAATTCTCTGTTGAGTATGCTCCTGTTGAGAAGGAACTCTCTAGGAAAGTTGGTGATGTGAGATTCTCATCTCCTGTTTCTATGAGAAACGAGTGGTCTACTATTAGAATTCAGCATAAGGTTCCTGGTTCTATGCTTAATAAGAAACTTGCTGTTGGTATTCCTGTTACTCAGGCTACTGAGAGTGGTAAGCTTGTTAAGGATGTTAAGAACATGTGGATGCATGTTGTTGACTGGGAAGTTGAATGCCAGTGGTCTGACTACAAGAACAATGTTCTCATGTATGGTAGAAGCAATAGAACTGCCAATGGTGAGTATCTTAACTTTGGTAAGTCTGGCAATGTCATTAAGATGGGTGCTGGTCTGAGAGAGCAAATGGAAGTTGCTAATGTTTATTATTACAACACCTTCTCTCTTAAGCTTCTTGAGGATGCTCTCTATGAGCTCTCTGCTGCTAAGCTTGACTTTGGTGACAGATACTTTGTCATTAAGACTGGTGAAAGAGGTGCTTCTCAGTTCCATAAGGCTGTCCTGAATGAGATTTCTGGATGGACTCAGTTTGAGATTGACAACAGCTCTGTTAGAGTTATTGACAAGACTTCTTCTCCTCTCCACAGTAATGCACTCAAGGCTGGATTCCAGTTCACTGAGTTCATGGCTCCTAATGGTGTAAGAGTTAAGATTGATGTCGACCCGTTCTATGATGATCCCGTCAGGAATAAGGTGCTCCATCCGGATGGTGGTGTTGCTGAATCTTATAGATATGATATTCTCTATATTGGTACTATGGATCAGCCGAATATCTTCAAGTGCAAGGTAAGAGGTGATGAGGAATATAGAGGTTATCAATGGGGTCTTAGGAACCCGTTCACTGGTCAGAAGAACAATCCTTATATGAGCTTTGATGAGGATGCTGCTGTTATCCACAGAATGGCTACTTTGGGTATTTGCCTTCTTGACCCGACCAGAACAATGTCGTTAATTCCTGATGTCCTTCAGGGTTAAATAATTTAAGGGAGGAGTGAGCAATCCTCCTCCCTTTATTTTAAATAAAAGGAGAAGAAATGAGTAAAAAAATGGAAGACAAAGTAGATTATTCTACCCCGGACTTTGAGGTCGATGATAGTCCTATCGAAGTAGTTCCTGTTAAGGAAACCCCCCAACCTAAAGAAGTTTCTAAGAAGATTGTAAAAGAAAGAGTTTATGAAGAGCATGAGGCTCCTATCAATATTCTTAGAAATGAAACAGTAACTGTAAGACACATTCCTAAGGAAGGTGGAATGGTAACTAATCCTAAACACATTCTTTATGGAGGAATGGCTGAAGGTGCAACAAGAACATTTGTAGTTCCAAGACTCAGGTCTGGAGATTTTGTGAATGTTCTTACTAATCAGGAAAAGGCTTTTCTTGAAGAGGCTATGGGTCTTGAATATAATGCCCTTAGTTCTGTTAGAAGAGTTGATAATTTCTGGTCAACCGTTAGTGTAAGACTTACAAAGCAAGATAATTATCTCGACCTCTCTAGTCCAATGGACTATATAAAATATAAAGTTCTGCTGGCTAATAAGGATTATATAGCTCCTTCACTACAAGCTCTGCAAGAGAATCCTAAGGCTACATATCAGTTTGTTATTATTGCTGAGGGTGAAGAAAGTAAGCATGCTAAAGACAATATGAGTACCCTTATGAAGTGTTATAAGGAATATGGCAAGATTGAGAATGATGCTTATACTTTGAGAGTTATTATCGAAACTATTGATGGTAGAAATACAGCTCCTAACTCTAAGCTTGAGTTTTTACAGAGCAAAATTAATAACCTTATTCAAGCAGACAGTAAGTTATTCCTTAGAGTCATTACTGACCCATATTTAAATACTAAGGTTCTTATTAGAAAGGCTGTTGAAGCTGGAATTATTTCAAATAGAGATAACCACTATTATCTTAGGGAAGGAAATGTTCCTCTTTGTGAAGCTAATGAAGAGTCTACACTTGCAGTTGCTGCGAAGTATTTAAATATGCCTAAACATCAGGATGTGCTCTTCGCTATACAAGCTAAAGTTAAAGACTAGAAATGCTGAATAAAGAATTTGAGAATGAGTTTGATATTCTATATAATAATATAATGTCTAATCAGGCACCTGGAATAGATGTCTATGAAAAGTCTGTGTTTTTAACAAAAGCTAAAGAACAACTTATTCTTTCCTATTATAATGGTAAAAATACCTATCTTGAGTCTTTTGAAAAGACTGAGGAAATGAGGAGGTATTTGAGTAATATTGTTAAGACTGCTAAACTCTCTCCGTTGCAGGAGACCCCTGGAAATATTACACTTACAGAAAATTCTGAAGTATTTAAGCTTCCTGGAAATCTATGGTTTATTACCTATGAGGCAGCAAAGCTTGACACAAATCAAGGAGACTGTGTTGACAGTAAAACTATACAAGTGGTCCCGGTTACTCAGGATGATTTATATAGAACCTTGGAAAATCCTTTTAAAGGTGCAGGCTTAAGAAGAGCTCTTAGATTAGATATAGGAAATAATCAAGTTGAATTAATATCAAAATATAAAATTGCTAACTATATAGTCAGATATCTGGAATACATTTCTCCGATTATTCTTACAGATTTAGATGAAGGATTATCAATTAATGGTAGCAGTGAAGAAACTAAATGTGACCTTCCTGAAGGATTACACAGAGTGGTTTTAGAGCTGGCTGTTCAATTAGCAAGTAATGCTTATAAGGCAAACAATTAATTAAAAATATAACAATTTAATATTAAATTTATGGCTACTTTTAGTACAAATCAAGTTAAGCATCTTTATGTTGCTAAAGCTGTTGATAGTAACCTTGACACTGTTGGAGATATCAAATTCTCTGCTGCAGGTGATGGTCAAATTGCTGCTAAGTATGTTGGCAATGATGGTGTTGTAAGAACTGACCTCATTGACCTCGCCACTCTTAAGGGTAAGGCTATTAAGGCATCTTCAATGGCACAATATCTTAAAAGTGCTTTTGTTGCTTCTACTTCTGCTGTTGCAGGTCAGCAGTATATTATCAAAGTAACTGTTAATCACTTTGGTGGAATGTCTCCTGAAGACAAGGGATTTATCTTTGGTTCTTATACTGCAGCTGCAGGAGATGCTGCTAAGAATGTTCTCGCAGGTCTCGCTGTAAACCTTGCTAAGAATGCTTCTAGAGCTGCTTATAATTCCCTGATTAAGGTATTTGTTACTACGGCAGCTTCTGCTAGTACTGCACTTACTCTTAATACCAATGCTTGGGAAGTTGCTGCAAATGCAGACCCTGCTACTGTTGCTGCTTATGGTTCTCTGACTGCTATTGTTATTGAGGCAGCTGAGCAGCCCTGGCTTCTTGGTAGAGCTCAGTATGAGTTCCTTGATTTCAGTGTTGCTACTGACCCCATTGTCAGTGCTGGTATTGAGACTAAGTGGGCTACTGTTACCTATGATGCTTCTCATCCTTCTGCTGC